TAGGTTCTGCAGGTATATCTGAAGCAGAACTAGAGATACTAGATGGTGCTACAGTTACTACTGACGAGTTAAACATACTTGATGGTGTAACTGCTACTACTGCTGAACTTAATATTATGGATGGTGTTACTGCAACCACTGCAGAAATAAACATCATGGATGGAGACACAAGTGCTACATCAACTACAGTAGCAGATGCTGATAGAGTTGTACTAAACGATGCAGGAACAATGAAGCAAGTAGCAGTCACAGACTTAGCTGCTTACTTTGATGATGAAATAACTGCAATGCCTAACCTTGTAACTACTGCTGCTACAACAGTGGGTGCATTAAATAGTGGTTCTATTACAAGTGGCTTTGGTAATATTGATACAGGTTCATCTACAATAACAACTACAGGTTTGATTACAGGTGGTTCTTTAGATATAGATGATGTTGTTATAAATGGAACAACTATAGGTCACACAGACGATACAGACCTAATAACACTAGCAGATGGCTCTGTAACCATAGCAGGTGACTTAACAATCTCAGGTGATGATTTGACTATGGGTACTAATACTAGTGGTCACATCATGGTTGCAGATGGAACTAACTTTAATCCTGTAGCAGTATCAGGTGATGTTACAATATCTTCTGCAGGTGCAATAACTATTGCAAATGGTGCAGTAGAAACTGCAATGGTAAATGCAAATGTTATTAGTGGACAATCTGCAGAAACATCTTTAGATACATCTAATGATACATTACTTATACATGATGCAAGTGCTAGTGGATTAAAAAAGATTACTCTTGCAACATTATCATCAGGACTTGGTGGTATTACAGATGTTGTAGCAGATACATCTCCACAACTAGGTGGTAACTTGGATATGAATGGCAACGATATTGTTACCACTTCAAACGCTAACCTAGAACTTGCACCAAACGGAACAGGTAAAGTAGTTGTAAAAGGTAATACTAATCAGGGAGCTATACAACTAAACTGTGAAGCAAACTCACATGGACAGATTATAATAGCTGCACCTCACTCAGAGAGTGCATCTAATACTTTAACTTTACCAAGTACAGGGGGTAATGCAAGATTAGTTTCAACATCATCAACTGCTACACTAACAAACAAAACACTAACAAGTCCAAAGATAAACGAAGATGTAGCAGTAACTGCAACTGCAACAGAAATAAATCTATTAGATGGAGTAACATCTACAACTGCAGAACTTAACATATTAGATGGTGTTACATCAACTGCTTCAGAGTTAAACTTGGTTGATGGTTCATCTGCAGGTACAATAGCAAATAGTAAAGCAGTTATATATGGTTCTAGTGGTGAAGTAAATGCAACAACACTACAGATAGCAGGAACTTCTATTACATCCACTGCAGCCGAATTGAACATCTTAGATGGTGTAACTGCAACAGCGACAGAGCTTAACATCATGGATGGTGATACATCTGCTTCAGCTACAACACTAGCAGATGCAGACAGAGTTGTTACAAATGACAATGGTACAATGAAACAAGTAGCATTGACAGATGTAAAGACATACTTAACTAGTGCAGGGTTTAGTACAGACGACCCTACAGCACTTGCGATTGCCCTTGGTTGATGCATATTTTACTTGACAAATAAAGCAAAACCGAGTATAATTATATAAGGAAAAAAACAAATGGCAAATACATTCAAAGTAGTCACATTCGCTGCCGAGCCAAATGCTGCAGGAACTCCGTATACAATATATACAACTCCTAGTAGTACAACTACAGTAGTGATTGGACTTATACTTACAAACATACACACATCTCAAGTAACCACAGAAGTAGAGCTTGTATCTACTACATCAGGTGGAGGTAGAGGAAATAATGGCACAGGTGGTGCTGTAAATGCTACATCTTTCTTAGTCAAAGACGCACCCATACCTGTAGGTTCATCACTAGAACTGTTGACAGGTGGTAAAGTCATACTTGAAACAGGAGATTTACTAAGAGTAGACTGCTCCGTAGCAGACAAACTAAGTGGCACACTAAGTATCATGGAGATAACATAATATGGCATACATTGGCAACAACGTACCTGGAAGAACAATAGGTTCAGTACAAGAGATACTTGTAAGTGTTGATGGTGTTGTCCAAGATAGTGCAGCTTACACTGTGCCTGATGGTTCAACATTGACATTCACTGCTGCACCTTCAAGTGGCACAAACAATATCTTTGTGTACTTTCTTGAGTTGGCGGCAGGAACAGTAACACCTGCAGCCGAGAACAAAGGTAACTTCAAAGCAGGTGGTTTGTTCAGAACTAATGCACAAAACTTGACTGCTGATACAACAATATTAGCCACAGAAAATGCACAGGTAACAGGAACAATTACTGTAGATAGTGGTGTTACATTGACAGTGAACAGTGGTGGAAGGTTGGTGATATCGTGAGTGAGATTAGAGTAGATGCAATAAAAACTCGTGCAGGTGCAGTTCCTACTGCAAATGATGTAGGCATCAATGTTGCTGGTACTATTTTGCAAGTTCAACATACACAATACACAAGTACAACTACTGTAAGTATATCAGCTAATACTGACACAGCTTTAACTGATTTAACTGTTAATATAACACCTAAAAGCACATCATCTATAATTAGATTAGATGCTCATGTAATGCACGAATGGGGTAGAGGAGATGCTCCTACTGAAAGTATGTGGTTTTTTTACAGAGATACAACAAAACTAGCAGCACCTTCAAGTGGAAATAGGTCAACTGGAATAACACCTTCAAAGCTAAGTTATTATGACAATGATGCTACTAGTACACCAGAGGGTGTAAACTATACTTATTTTGATTCACCTTCATCAACTAGTCAAATCACTTATAAAATAGGTGTAAGAAATCATTTTGGAACTAATTTGCATGTAAATAAAACTGGTGATGATGCTAACACAACTCAAGCTGAGAGGGGTGTGTCATTCATATCAGTAATGGAGATAGGTGGATAGCATGAGTACAGTAATCCTAGACACAATCACAGGTAAGTCCACTGCAACAACAGTAACCATTGGCTCAACACCTGTAGTTAGTGCAAGTGCAAACTCTATGACTATTAGAGGTGAGGGTAGCAATCAGACAAGTATACAGCAAGGCTTGTGTAAATTTTTTAGTAACATCATAGGCACTGGCACTATATCAACAAGAGACAGCTTTAATCAGTCTGGTATTACTGATAATGGCACAGGTGATTATAAATTTTCTTTTACAACCAATATGGGCAATGATGATTATGCTACAATGGTTGGTTGTGATTCATCTTCAAATCATCTTGCTATGCAGTATAGTGAAGGGGAACAACATACAACTGACTGTAGATGTTTTGTACTTGAACTTTCTGGTCCTAATGCAACAGATAGTGCTGTAGTTATGATGAGTATAAACGGAGACCTTTCATAATGGCAAACGGAACAATAGCATTTGATACATTACAGACAAGTGGACAGATAACAGGCACAGCTAAGTCTGTGGATACAGATTATGTTGTAAATGGTAGTGCGAAGTCTTGGGTAAAAAGTATAGGAGATGGTACTCCTACAATATCTGTAAGTTTTAACATAGCATCATTAACTGATAATGATACAGGAGACCAAAGTTATACTTACACAAATGGTATGAGTTCGTCTAATTATGTTTCAATGGCTACAGCTATTGATGATGATACAGCAGTTACTGTGCAAAACCTTAATGCAGACACATCTGCTTTGACTAGAGTTCATTCTCATCAAGATTCAGATGGAGCAGCTATTGATACAGATGGTAAAAATATTACTGTAATGGGAGAACTTGCATGACAATAGAAACACCAGAATTTCAAGGCACACATCTTTGGGATAGATTGTGTTGGGCGAAAGAAAAACTAGAGCCACATAGAACAGAATATTGTGTTGTATGGGAAGACCCAGAGACACCTGATGAACCTGCAAAGATTACACACCCTGACCCTAATTGGATGGCTTGTGCATTGCAAGGTGGCATATTACCACCTATAGAAGTTTATTGGGAACTCAAAAAAGATGAAGATAAGCCTGACTTTGTAAAGCATACAAGAGGTTACTTGTTACACAACACTAAACCTATTGAAGCTATGACAGAAGAAAGAGCAATAGAATATCTTATTATGAAAGACATACCACAGCACGTATGGCGAAACTACGACAAAGCCAACAAGCCACGTATGGTCATTTGTACTAAGTCACAGTTACCAAGCACGAGAGTGTGGCGAAATGCTTGGAAGATTAATGAAGACATAACCACGCATAACGAAGAAGCTGCTTAAAGGAGAAACTAATGGCAACAACAAACATCGTAGACAAGGATGGTAACACTATATCTGCATCAGATGCAACTGTTCCATCAGACAGGCACTTCAGAGGTGC